CACCGGGTTGTCCGGTGTCAGGGTTTGCCCGATTGCCTGCAACCGCTGTGCCTCAACCTGTAATTCACTTAATCGTTTGCCGATTAAGCCGGTGGTGGCGTTGGTTTGAATCGCGTCTAAGGTGCGTCCGGCAGTCGCGTAATAATCGCGGTCTAACAACTCGTCGATTAAATCCTTGATGCGATTGGTAACAGGCGCAACCGGTGAAGTCATTTACTCTACATCTGCCGCGTATTCAACACCGCTGACCAAAAATCCGAGCTTGATAATGCCGGTGGTGGTGCCAATGCCGATCAGTGAGCTATACACAGTTCCGGTAGCGGTGGCATCATCAACCGGGATAATCCCGCCTGATGTCCCCAGCACATACGGCTTACCGACACTGACCGTTCCACCAATCGCAATCGACCCGCCGGTCTGGACCACACCCGGTTGACCATCCGCGCCAGCGCTGGTTGCAATCCCTTTGACATTGGCGGTGGCTTCCGCGCCGTTGTCGGCAATCTCCCATCGGGCAGGATTTTGTGATAAGTCGAGATAAACCGCCTGACCCTGCGTGATGGTTGCGCCAAAGAGATAATCTTTCGAAAATACCGCATCACTTTGCGGTACCACACTACCCGCTGTAATACTAATTGCTGCCATTGTTTATTGCTCCATTCTCTAGTTGCGGGGTCGCCTGACCCGTCACCGTATCTAATCCGTTAAAACTATTAAAGCCATTTACACCCTGTAACCGTTGCAGACGCGCATCCAATTCCATGCCGCGCCCCTCGCTCAATTCTTTGATCTTGTTATCGTCCCACCCGAATACCGGCGCAACGATTTTGTAATATTCATCCATCGGGAAATTGGGGTCGGCTTGCAACAACATAGCGGCATTCTCTAAAATTTCCTTGTCGCTCCGTACCTCTGGCTTTTCCCATTTAGCGTTAAAGGTCTCCACCATCGGTGGGGTAGTGCCATAGGTAGCTTCCACCATCCACGCCATCATCAAGGCATCTTCCCACGAGGTGCCGTAACTGATCTGGGAACGGTTGACCTTGCCGAGCAGACCTGATTCTTTTTGTTTGAGGGCTTCACCGCTGAGATTGCCGTCGTTGTGTTTCGGGTTGGGAATCTGGGTGATGGTGAAAATCTGGTCGGTTAACCATTCCGCCGTTTTGATGAACGCCATCGGGTCGCCTTGCTCAAATTCCCCGACCTCAATCCGGTCATCATTGCTGACCGGTTCACCGCCGGTCAGGTTGACCCACATCCCCGGTGTGACCGCCGCCGGTGGATTAATGCCGCCGATTGCCCATCGCACCTTAAACCCGGTGAATTCGGCAGTGGTAATCATGCTGACCATCGTCCGGTTGAGGGCATCCTGCAGCGGGATGGCATCATCCAGGTCAGAGCGTCCGTAATTGTCGTACCGGGTCGCCATATTGCGAAAATGGGTGATCGGCACTTTGCCCAGCGGGTTATCGGCAACCCCATTATCAGCGTACTCCGGGTCGGGTTTTAAATCCCCGCTTCCTACCGAGATAAAGCGGCGTACACTAATTGCTGTCCACACCTCAACATTCATGGTGTCGGCTGTCCGTCCACCTTCGCTGGTGGTGTGCCAAATCTTAATGGCAACATCCGGCTCGGTGGCAAAGGTATTGCGGTACATGACCACCATGCCCGATACCCCGTCATAAGCTGGCTCGTGTACCCAGCGCGCTTCCCCGCTATCTTCATCATAGATGGACATCAGGAAGGTATCGGCATCGCGTGACACACCCTCATGCACCTGCTGTTGTAAGCGGTCAATCCGGTTACGTGTCAAAAAGTCGCTGACCCATTCCGTCGCGCTGTCGTTATCAGTCTCAACACCGGTTAATTTCAGGCGGTTGACTTTGGTATCGACAATCAGCGCCATGTGGTTGGGGTTAAATGGTGCGCCGTTGGGGTCGTATTCGTTCGATGTGCCTGTGACCGAACGCGCCTGTGAGGACAGGCGTAACATTTTCCGCATGTTGTCCGTTAGACTGGCATCATGATCCCCGTCATAATAACGCCGATAGCGATGGATGCGGTCGCCGCGTTCCTGTTCGGTCTGGGCAAAGGCATCAAAGCTAATTTGTTTGGTCATGTAGGGCACATCATCACGCACCATGCGAATGGCGTTTTCGAGAATGGATAAACTCATCTTAGCCCCAATTCGTCGTTGTGGCTGTGAACGTGTGTTGTATTTCTAATTCCATCACCATATAGCGCATGGTATCCATCCCGTGATCGTTGTCTTTTATCGGTTGTTCTTTATTCGGCTTGCCATCCACGCCATCGGGGTAACTGTAACTCGGCAATTCCTGAATGGTGGATGTTGGACGTTTGTTCTCGATTAATATCGTGTCCACTTCCACCAGTGCATCTTCAAAAAAATAGAGTCGCGCCTTGCCATCTCCGGCAGACCGCAATCGCATTTGTACCGCTTCAATACCGGGCGATACATCCTTTTTCGCGGCAACGGTTGGAATCCCATGTTGTTTTAAAGTGGCGCGATCTTCCGCGTCGTGGTCGGCAACTGTGAATTCAATCTTTTCACCCGCGCTCAACTGGTTGATTTGTCTGGCATGGTCGGCAACGGTGCGTCGGCTCATGTAGATTTCCCGATACAGGTACAAGCGTCCGTCCTCGTCCATTGTCCACCACTGGCACACAAACGGATTGGTGTAGCCAAAATCAATTGCCCGGAATCGTCGCCATGTGGATGGCACATCAAATGCTTGGATGACATGGTGCTCCGGGCGAAAATCTTCATACACCGCCCCCTCTGCCCCTGCCCACAATCCAAGATAACCGCGTTTGTAGCGCAATCCGGTAAGCGATTGCAGGGCGTTTATCCGTATGACACCCGATGGTGTCCATTCGCCGGTATGCGGGTCACACATCGACGGGTTATCCCGGTGCAATTGCTCAAATTTACGCAGGGTTGGGCGGTCGAGTATCCAATGGTTGGGCGGTCCCGGGTTGGCATCTGCCATTAATTGAGGATAAGGGGCATTTCCGGCGCGTCCGGTGGTGCGGCTAAAGATCAACTCATAGGCATTAAGAGAAACTTCCTCAAGCTGGTTGATATAGCCGAAATCAAATTCGCCCGATAACAATTTGTCGGGGCGATCCAATCCAACCACCAGCAGGTGAGACCCATTCGGGTATTCATAAAATTCGGGTTTTGATCCCCCATATTTTTTAATGGGGCTGTCGGGATGTTCGGGCGTAACCGTCAACACCTTATTTTCAAATGTCACAATCGCAGTGGACAGCAACGATTTATAGGTGTTCCGTGTCATAAAGGCGCGACTGTTGGGATACTTCCACAGCAGGGCATTCAGTTTATGTTCCACGAATAACGTTTTACCGGTGTCGAAGGGTCCGGTAATCACAAACTCATGCCCCCGATAACGCCACGCCTCCCGCGCACCGCCATAGAACGTCACGCCGTCAGCGGCTTTGTGTTCGATGACAAAGGTCATAACTCGCTTGCATCCATCCCTGTTTTAATGACTGTGTGTTGCACACTATCCGTTGCGAGTCCGGCATCCAATCGCGCCAGCTTGATAATCTCTTTGAGTGCTGATTGCGCGTCGTACAGGTCGAACTTAACCGTAATCACTTCTTCATCTTGCGGTTGTTTTTCCTGTTTCCAGTTGCCGTTTTCATCTTGCACCGGTGTTTTGATGGTCTTTTGCACCCGCCGTTTGGTGACGGTCACGGACTTAATCAATGCCCCTTTGCTCGCGTCTGCCTCGATGATCCCCAGATCAATCACCGGATCACCGTAAGCATCCATACGGATAAAGTCCTGTATATTGCCGCGTGCATGGTTGGTGAGGCGCATCAGGGCTTCATCGGCGCTCATGGTTAGCGCTCTGGTTCGTTGCTCGATTGCCTCTGAAATATACGCTTTTGACAGGTTTTCGCTACCGGTTTGACGTGCCGACTTTTTCGAGTACCCGGCTTTGGTAGCGGCTTCGGTGGCGTTGCGGCACATGATATAGTGATTGACAAACGCCTGTTGTTTGGCTGTCAATTTTTGGCTCATGTGTCGTTATCCATTCAACTCATATTCACGTCAACCCTTTGCCTTGAAATCCGGTTGATAGATGTCTTTGTTTTTGCCACAGCAGGGGCACTCGTGCAAATCTGTCACGCGGTAGGGCGCAACACAAACCCACCGGTGCTGACAATTCACGCAGGACAATTCATAAACTGCCCACCCGAACGGGGCAAACTCCACGATGTTCTCAGGTTCAGCGGATTGGTCTGCCATCACGTCAACCACCATAAAATAATCACCAGTACCGTTGTTATCCATCCGATAAGCATCACCCCCGCCATCACACCCCGGCAGGGCAGGGCAGGGGAGGGGTCGCTGTGTTCATAAAGATGGGGTGGACGATCCTGTCCGGCAACGTTTTCGGCGGGTGTTTCGTTGTAGGTACTATTGATAGGTGGCATCATTAACCGTTGCCGATACCTCGACATAGCCCAATTCCCGATTACCCAGCACCGCACTATATCCGTCAAAGGTGTATCTGCCGTGCCTCAAAAATGTCGGGGTCACACTACAGATGCCGGTAGACACAGGGGTAACAGTGGGCGTGGTCTGGACACCGGTCGGTGACACCATGTAGATGATGATGTCGCTGATGTCCAGCAGGGCGTTGGTGGTCGGGTGTCGCCATGTAAACGTCAGGGTCTTGGTTTCGCCGACATACACCGCGTCGGTATTGATTTTAGCTACCATCTACGCCGGTTCCTCCGCTACGATCCGCTGTAACCCCACATAATTTAATACCGCGCCGATGTTCGGCACAACGGTCACATCCAGATGTTTCACAATGTCTTTGATAATCACAACCTGATTGTTAGGTTCCCACGTCTGCCCATTGATGCGCCGTGTCACCAGCGCAATAAAGCGGTTGTTTTCGCGGGCGGTCTGTATCTGGTTGACCCATGTCGCGTTAGGTGTCCATTCGTCATCGGGGAAATCTTCCGGGCTAACCTGTTCCGGCAGAATATACGCCTTCCACTTACGCGCCAATGCTGGCGTGAGTGGACATCGCGCACCAAAAGCAGACGCTGGCTCCTCGCCCGTCACCGATAACCGGTAACTATCAAACATCGCGCCTTCGTTCACATCGGGCATGACATCAATCGCCACATTACGCATGGTTGCCAACCCCGCTGATGGGAAAATCAGATACAGGTCGTATTTCCACAGGTAGGTAGGCATTAGATACCTTCCTCACTCATGATGCTGGTTTCCATTGTGCCTCTGTCGGTGTCATCGTGTCCGGCAGAATAGAAATAACAGCGGTATACATTCTGCGGGAACGTAACAGAAATCTGGAATCTATCCAGAGCAGGCGGCGTACCGGTATAGGTCAGGGTAATGATTAATGAGCCGTTTTCATATACTTTTATCGTTGTGCCGTTACACACGAATGTATATAGTCGTTTGTCGAATGTGGCGGCTGCCGCTGATGTTACGTTGATATACCCGCTTCCTTTTTGCGACATGCGGGGAAAATAATCAAAACCAGAACCGGGATTGATGTACGGGAAAATAAATTCGATATAATTGTCATTTCCCGAATTCCAGGCGCGCCACATGGAATTGACATCAGCGGTGGGGTCAGAAACCATATACATTGACCACGCGCCGGCAGCGGTCATAAATGCCGCGAGAGCATCTATCTCCAGATGATCCGACCCGTTATCAAATGTGATAAACGACGCGCCGGCAACCGGTTTATCGGCAGTTGTGCCCTGTATTGCAGGATTTACATTGCCTGATAAATCTTCCCAATACCCTACCGGGTCGGTTTCTTCCGCCAGGTCGCCTGTACCGGATGAATCCTGATACATCGCTGATAGCCCGAATGTGAACTCTGCTTCAAGATTCGCGGTAATCGGCGGGTGATAGTCACCGCCTTCATTGGCAATCGTCGGCTCCTGTACTGTGACCACAACCGCCGCAGGATCGGGAATAACCGTTTGATTAGCCTGATTGGCAACCGTTGGCTCCTTAACGGTCGCAACCACTGCCACCGCGTCAGGTATAACAGTCTGATTCGACTGATTTGCAATCGTCACGCTCGGCAGGGTAACAACCACTTCCACCGGATCGGGTGTCACCGTCTGGTTTGCCTGATTGGCGATAACCGGTTCCGGTATAGTGACGACCACTGCTACCGGGTCAGGTGTGACAGCAACATTAGACTGATTGGCAATCGTCGGCTCTTGCACCGTCAACACAACGGCAACGGGATCGGGTGTCACGGTTTGATTGGCTTGATTGGCAACCGTTGGCTCCGGTATTGTAACCACCACCTCAACCGCATCAGGTATGACCGACTCGGTTTGTTCGGTGATAGTCGGTTCCGGTATGGTGACAACCACTGCTACCGGGTCAGGAATCACGGTTTGATTCACCTGATTGGCGACGGTGGCAGATGGTACCGTAACCACGATAGCTACCGGATCAGGGATTACCGTTTGGCTGGCTTGATTCGCAATTGTTACCGATGGGATGGTGACAACCACTGCTACCGGATCAGGGATGGTAGCGGTCTCAACATCCGGCACAACATCGGCAATGGTAATGGTGCCCGTAACCGGATTGTCCATCGTAATCGTGCCAATGGCTGACCCGCTGATAACAACTGACGACATTTATGCACTCGCCACTGTGAGAATACCACTTGCCGACCACTGAATCACAACATTGTTGCCATCGGGTGTAAACGGCAGGTTGGTTCCAGAGGTCATCCGCATTAACGGAATATCGGTTGCCGATTCGCCATCAACGTTGTGGTCGTAGATGATGATGGTTGTCACCTCATCACCGGTCACACTCGGAAATTGAATGTCGGCACCATCCAGTAACAGGGTGCCAATCGACTCGCTACCAATGTCAACCGGACCGCATACCCGCGCCGCTAATGGTATATTGGCGTTTTCCATTGTCGCGTGGGCGGCGCTAAAGGTGTAATCAGCACTCATGCCAACCGCGTACAGGTCAAGCGCCTCGAGGTCGTAGGTGCCATTGAGCATGGCATTGAGCAGGGTGTTGTAACAATTGGCGGAGGCAATCGTCAGGACACCGGCGACATTAAACGTCACATCAACATTGTTGCCGGTGGTGGTCAGCGGGAAGCCGGTGCCGGTATCCACATACCACAGTGGGATGCTATCGGCGCTAGTATCGGATGTGACATACAAAAACACAATCAGCGCGTCTAATGTGCCCGACGGCACGCTGGGCAAAACTACATCGGTGGCATCCAGCAACAAACTGCCCAATGTTTCGCCCGTCAATTGCACACCCGCTGTTGTCAGGCGCGCCGCTGTCGGCACATTGGCGTTTTCCATCGTGTCATGGGCGGCGCTAAAGGTGTAAGAATCTGTGACACCGATCACGCGCAAATCGATATTGTCTAAATCATACGTGCCCGGCAAGAGCGCTTGCAGGAGGGTGTTATATGCTTTGTTTGCCATTGTCTATTTCCTATGGGGTTTGCGGTAAATCGTCGGTATCGGGCGGGATTTTGATTTCATGGC